ATAGATTATTTTGAAGATAGTGGTGAGTCACTAGAATACTACGCTGGAGTTCTTGATAACAAAGGCTATGTCTATGACACTCACTATCTACCACACGATGCAAGTGTCAGAGAGATTGGAACAGGTAAGTCAAGAGTAGAAATAGCTCAATCACTAGGATTAGTGACAAGCATTGTACCAAAGATGAGCGTTGAAGATGGTATCAACGCAGTCAGAATGACACTTCAAAGGTGTTGGTTTGACTTTGAAAACACAAAAGAAGGTTTAGATGCCCTGAGACAGTACCGATGGGCTGTGAATGACAAAGGCGAAAGCAAAAATAGACCGCAACACGACTGGACATCGCATAGTGCAGACGCATTTCGCTATCTCTGTACGGGATTACAAGAGACAAAAAATTGGTCATCAAGGATTGAATATCCACGATTAGGAATAGTTTAATTGATAGAATTAAAAAGGTATTGGAGTATGCCAAATCATAAAACATTTGAAATAAAACCTTTTAATCAATTAATTAAATCAGAAATAGGAAATAATTATATAGATCCATTTCAATATCCTTTTAAACAAGATGCCATAGAATATTTAAAAACAATAAAAGATAATTCGGAGTATTATTTAGTTTTTGATCCACCTTACTCTCAATATCAATTAAAATTAAAATACAAAAACTTTGGAAATTTTTTTCATAATACAAATGATAAAGATCAAGGGAGAAGAATAACTAAGTATTGGTCAAATTGTAAAAAAGAAATATCTAGAATTATTAAAAAAAATGGCAAGGTAATTTCTTTTGGGTGGAACTCTAATGGCATTGGAAAAAAATATGGTTTTGAGATCACAAAAGTTGTTTTAGTTGCTCATGGCTCTCAACATAACGATACTATAGCCACAGTTGAGATAAAAAAAAGGAATAAAGTATAATATAAATGAAATTAACAAAACAAAGATTAAAAGCACTCATATCGCAAGAGATAACTAATTCTCTTGGTTATTATGGGGGTGAATTATCTTCTCAAAGAAAAAATGCACTTAAATTTTACTTAGGTGAACCATTAGGTAATGAAGTCGAAGGACAGTCACAGGTAAGGTCACAAGATGTGCTAGAAGTAGTAGAAAGCATACTACCCAGCATGATGAGAATATTCACACAAGGCGAAAGTATTGTTAGATTTGAGCCAACTGGACCTGAAGATGTGCAATATGCAGAACAAGCTTCAGATTATGTCAATCATATCTTCAACAAAGACAATAATGGCTACTCTATCTTACATACGATGTTTAAAGATGCCTTAATCTCAAAAAATGGCTTTGTAAAATACTACTGGAAAACAGATAAAGAACAAAAACAAGAATCTTATGAAAATTTAACAACCGCAGAGTATCAAGCACTTCTTGCAGACACCGAAATAGAGGTTGTTGAGGTTGAAGAAGGCGATATTGAATTAGATTTAAACAATATTGACTCTAATGAAACAAAATACAATGTAACTGTAAAAAGAGTAAAAGAATATGGTCGTGTATGTGTAGAAAATGTTGCTCCAGAGAGTTTACTGGTTACAAAAACTGCTACAAGCCTTGATGATTGTAATTTTATCGGACAAAGAGTTTTTAAAACAAGATCAGAGCTTATTAGTATGGGTTTTGATAAAAAAATTGTAAATGAATTACCTGTTGCAGACGAAGAAATCTATAACACAGAGGCAGTCACAAGAAGATCACACGATGACGAGACAATGCCTCAAGAATATCAAAATATTGATCCTTTATTAACACGAGTAGCTGTTGTTGATTGTTACATGAAGTGTGACTATGACAACGATGGTATAGCAGAACTTAGACACATTGTAGTTGGCGGTACAGGTGCAAACTCTTATCACATTTTAGAGAATGAACCGATTGAACAAATACCTTTTGCGATGGTTACAGCTATTCCTATGCCTCACAGGTTTTATGGACTGTCTATTTATGATTTGATTGGTGATGTTCAAGAAATCAAAACAACACTTCTAAGACAAACTTTAAATAACGCTTATCTACAAAACAATGCCAGAACTGTAGTAGTAGATGGACAAGTAAATATTGATGACCTCCTTACATCAAGAGCGGGGGGTATTGTTCGAGCTAAATCTGCTGGTGCAGTTACCCCTCTTGCTTCACCAAACTTTATGCAAGAAGGTTTAGCCATGATGGATAAGGTTGATGGAATTAGAGAGTCAAGATCAGGTGTATCAAAAGTACAAATGGGCCTTGATAGTGAAGTTATAAACAAATCACATACCACAGCTACAAGTGCCAATGTGATGATGAACGCCTCTACACAAAGAATAGAGCTTTATGCTCGTAACTTTAGTGAAGGTGTCAAAAGAATGTTTCAAGGTATTTTACAACTAACCTGTAAGTATCAAGATCAAGAAAGAATTATTAAATTAAGAAACAAATTTGTACCAATGAATCCTAGAGACTGGCACGATAAGTATAATGCTACAGTTCAAGTAGGACTGGGTACAGGATCACAAGATCAAAGACTTGAGGTCTTAGGTCGTGTTTTGGCGGTCCAAGAAAAGTTAATAGCGTCTGGTGGTATGGGTATAGTAGATCCACAAAAAATTTACAACACCTTAGAGAAATACTTAGAAAATGCTGGGTACAAAGATGCTTCTCAGTTCTTTAATAATCCAGCAACTAGACCACCACAACAACCGCAACAAAAAAAACCTGATCCAACACTTGCATTAGCACAAAAAGAATTACAAATGAAAGAAGCTAAAGATAGAGCTGAGTTGCAACTAAAAGCTAGAAAGCAGCAAACTGATGCTGTAGCACAAAGAGAAAAATTAAACTTAGATCAACAAAAATTAGCAACAGAGATTTTAAAAACAGAAGAAGGCAATCAATTACAAAAAGAAAAATTAGCCTCACAAATATTAAAGGAAGGTATTAATTAATGTTTCAACCATTTGGATCAAGTAGTCTTGCACAAAATATTATAGACTCAAGATTGACAGGTGTAACAGCTTCAACACCGATGCAACCACAAGACATGAATGAGTTTGGGGTATTTAGAAATCCTTATTCACCCGCTGGATTTTATGCAAATGAGACTGATGTTTTTCCAAAGCCTCCTTTTACACCACCAACTACAGATAATGATGGCAACCCAGTATGTGATAATGAGAATGGTTACTTTTTTGATCCTGTTACTCAGTCTTGTAAGTTAGTTGAGCCAGAACAAACATCTGATAGAGACGATAGAACGACACCTGAACCTGTCTATCAAGGTGTAGGAAGTGTCTTTAGCCCAGCACAAAATGCTTTTATGAATTTAGGTCTTGGTGGTAGTACAGCAGATGAAGTAAAATCTTATTTTGGATCAGGTGAAATAGATCCTTATGGTAGTGGTGTTAGTGGATTTTTTAGAAGATTTACACCCTTTGGACAATTTTCCACAATGAGAGATGTAAACGCATTAGTAAACGCTGGTGTATTAGACAAAGCAAATGATGGTACATTAACATTTGCAAAAGGCGGTAACTTAGCATTAGCACAAACAAACCAAGCATTTGAAAATAAATTAGCAAAAGACAACATGATGGATTTTGCACAAAATACATTAGGAAAAACACCTGAAGAAGCACAAGCTATGGCAGATGTTACAACTAGAGGTGATAAAGATGATAAGATCGGTGATCCATACAAAGGATTAAATGTTTCTTCTCAACCATTTAAGTCTAATTTTGGTGCTTCATCTGTAAAATCATATACGCCTAGATCAAACTTTCAAAGAATGAGTGCTGACCTTAATAGGTTAAGAAGTAAATATTAATGTCAGATATTGATATTAAAAGAAGTAACGAAGCAAAACAAATTTTAGAAAACGAAATATTTATAGAAGCAATACAAAAAGTTAGAACAGAGTTACACAATGAGTGGTTAAACTCTGATCCAAAAGATTCAGCACAACGAGAGAACATCTTTGTCATGCGAAGAATGTTAGAAGTTGTTTTGATGCAAATACAATCAGTTATGGAAACAGGCAAGATTGTAAAAAAATAGGAGATATATAAATGGCAGAACAACCAGTAATGGATTCTGTAACAGAAACTCCAAGTGAATCTGTTACACCAACGCCCAAGCCTCTAAACACAGGAGAGGCCGCTGATGCCCTGAAGAACTTGTTAAATGTAAACGCCTCAGAGACTCAGGAAACAGCAAGTGAAGAATCAAAAAAAGATGGAAGCGACTCGGAAACGAATATCGAAGATACTTTTGATGATCCTGAACTTATCGATCAAATTGAAGAAGAAGAAACATCTAATACTAATCAGGAACTTTATAAAGTAACTGTCGATGGACAGGAACAGGAAGTCACCCTAGATGAACTTATGAAAGGTTATTCTCGACAAAGCGATTATACTCGTAAAACTGAAAAGCTCTCTCAAGAAAGAAAAGCTCTTGAGGAAAGAAACGCAGAAGCTCTCAGAACTAGCGAGGAGGCTAAAATCAAACGAGATGAATACGAAAGAAATATTCGTTTACTGACTGAACAATTAAATGCTAATAACCAAACAGTTGATATGGATAAGTTATATGCAGAAGATCCAGCAGAGTATGTTCGTGAAGAAGCTCGACAAAGAAAACGCCAAGAGTTATTACAAGCGTCAAAGGTTGAGCAACAACGCCTACAAGCTGAAAAAGCACAAGAGAATGATAAAAACTATCAAGTTTATCTTGCACAACAGCGTAAATTACTTGAGGAAAAACTGCCTATATATGCCGATCAAAAAAAAGGCCCAGAGTTTGTAAGAAACCTTACAGAGTATGCTAAATCAATCGGTTACACAGACCAAGATATAGCACAACTGATAGACCATAGAGCGGTTATCATGTTAGCTAATGCATATCGTTACGATAAGTTAAAAAAAGCTAATGTAAAAAATAAAAAAGTAACCAAAGTATCTAAGGTTGTAAGTTCTAGTAGCCCTAATGTTCAAGACGATAACGATATTGCAAAGCGTATGAAATCTAAAAAGGCAACTCTTAAAAAATCAGGAAAAGTTAATGATGCTGTTTCTGTTTTGCAAGAGATGTTTTCTCAATAACA